AGTAACCACCGGCAATACCAATTACCACACCATAAAAGGCCAAGATTGGAACCATTACCATACAAGCCACAACACGAGGAACTACGAGGTAACCTACTGGATCAACAGCCATAACTCGAAGAGCATCAATTTGCTCTGTTACCTTCATAGTACCAATTTCTGCAGTAATGGCAGCACCTACGCGGCCAGCTAGCACGACACCTACTAAAATAGGACCTAATTCACGTCCCATAGCTACCGCCATAAGACCACCAACTGTGCTTTGTGCGCCATATGTAATTAATACATCTGTGATCTGCAAAGTCATAACCGCACCTGCGAAGAGCAACGTCAAACTTATAATCGGCAATGAGTCCACCCCTAGGTGAGCCATCTGCTGAAATACATGCCACAGATTAATCATTTTTAGTTGTTTTATAGTGTGCCACACTAATAATGTAGCACTACCCATCTGCGATAGGCCGTTTATTACGGTTCTACCTATCGATTCAAGCCAATTCAACAGATTCACCCATTCCCCTTACAGTCTTAACTTACTCAGCTGAATTAGTACCATCAACCTTAGACTCGCCTTTTTTATCAGCCTCTTTGGACTCCTTTTTAGGGGAATCTTTTACATCCTTTTTATCGGATTTTTTAGCTTCTTTTTTATCAGCTTTGTCTTTCTTTGCTTGGTCTTCCAACTCTAATTTATGTTCCATCTTGATCTGATTTTTAACTTCTTTCACGCGTTTAGCTAATTCTTTATCACCATTATTAATTGCTGTTTCTGCAGCTTCTACTTTTTCTGCTTTTAATTGTAATAACTCTCTTAATTTTTTATTATTCATTTATTGAACCTCCAAAAATTCTAAATATTGCTTTGCTCGTTCCGTTTGAAATTCATAATTATCTTTAATTAATTCTTTAGGAACATTTCTAAATTTATGTGCTTGTTCTTTAGTTAAACAAGCTGCCATTTTTACTGGCTCTGCTATTTCATCACATAATCCCAGCTCAAAACATTCATCAGCATTTAACCAACTTTCTTTATCCATTAAATCTCTGATTTCATCTTCTGTAGTCTTATCTTTAGCTTTAGCTAAATAAGTATTAACTATACTGTCATTAATATGATCTAAATCATCTGCCATCTTTCTTAAATCATTTGCATTTCCATACATTCCAGTCCATGCATTATGAATCATCATCATGGCATTTTTTGGCATAACTACCTTATCAGCTCCCATTGCAATTACAGTTGCAATTGAAGCTGCTAAACCATCAACATATGCTGTCACATATGCTTTATTGTGTCTTATTAAGCTATGAATGGCTTGTCCATCAAATACATCTCCACCATTTGAATTAATATGTAAGTCAATGTATTTAACATCACCTAAAGCATTTAATTCTTCGGCAAATTGTTGTGCTGTAGATTTTTCTAGCCACCAGTCATAACCGATATCTGAATAGATATAAATTTCCGCCTTATCTTCATTTAAGGCTTTCATCTTCCAATTGTTCATTACCTCTTGCTCCTGCTTTCCACATTTGATATTCTTTGATTGTATCGATAGGAGCATAGTTTAATGACATAAATCTCATATCACCATACTCATTATCAATTGTCGACATATCCTCTGAACGTAATATATCGTTGATTGTATAAACTCCAACATGTTGCATTTTTTCATAAAATTCTGCTCGTGATTTTTGGTCTGCTCTTAATTCAGCTTCCATATTGAACTTGAAATAATAGCCTCTTTTTCTATCTAAATCTGTTAGAATTTTAGTATTTAATTCAGCCTCTATATTTGTTACATATGGCAACATAACATTTTTTACATAGTCCATTGATTGTGATAAAGCGTTAGAATGGGTTAATCCACTGTAATCACCATATTTATATGGTGGCACTTTAAAAATACTAGCAATTTCAGCCTTGTTGTATTTCATAGTTTGGATAAACTGTGCATCAGATTGTGGAATTCCAACACTTTGATAATCAATATCTGGATTCAGAATAGCTACATTATTGTTCTCAAGATGCTTTTTCCATGATTCGGCAACTGTTTCTTTATTTTCAGCTGTCAATGGTGTTCTTGTAGATTTCAATATAGCTAATGGGATACCCTCTCTTTTAAAGAGGTTAGATGCCATTTCTCGTCCTTTTTGGTTTCCTTGAATACTTTCTCTCAATACTTGAACAGGAGAACGTCCTATCAAGCCATTAATAGATAAATTTTTAAAATGTAGTAATTCATCACTATTTAAAGTTACCTGTTTACCTTTATAGGTTGTTCTATAGGTTACTGTGTTAGTTTCAGCATGATATAGTACGCTTGTAACTCTAGGATCTAACGGAACAATCTCCTTTACTTGACCATTTCTTCCAATTTCTAAATAATGATAGCTATTTCCCCACAGATTTAACTGTGTCATTACTAAATGTTTCCATTCAAAGCTAGTCATGTTTTTGTTTGGTTGGTCTTTTAGCAAGCTATACACACTATGATTTTTTGCTTTCTCTACAGTTCCTTTATTGTCATAAAGTAAATTTAATGGATACTTCGCTAAATCATCAGCTAAAACCTTTACTGAACTGTAAACTTCTGAAGTACTAATAGCACTTTCTTCTGTCACATTGTTTCCACGATTATTAAACAGATTGAGAAACCAATCAGCAGGATTTCTTAAATCACTTTCAACTTCGCTACCTGTTGGTGTCTTATTTCTAAATATCATCCTCATTTTTCACCTCCTTCCTAAGTGTCTAAATTAGTATCTAAAACATAAGTACATAGCATTAAGACCACTCCCAACACTACAAATCCTAATGTTTTGCATAATAAAAAGCCTGCGTACACAAATGATACGAGGCTCAAAAGGAATAGAACTCCTATTAATATTCTTATTAACTTTTTCATTAGAAACTAAACGCTCCTTTACTTATTTCTTCATTTAGATCATATCCGATATTGTCGCTGTACATAGCACGAGTAAAAGCGAAAATACCAGCAGCAGCCATATCTATCCTATCAGTAGATTTTTTCTTATCTAACATGATATTATCCTGTGCATCAGCTTTTGTAACTGCATTTCCTAGACACCAAGTCAAGGCTTTATTTCCATCATGGTGTATTTTTTGCTCATAGACACATTCTCTAAAATGTTTTGTAGGTTCATTAAGAGTTAAAACACCTTGTCTAACTTCTATCATTAAATATCCTAGTTTCTCCATTGATTGTGCCCATTGTGTTGCATTATAAGGGTCATAACATACTTCTTGAATGCTATACTTACTTCTTAAGCTTTCTATATAGTCAATAACGAAATCATAATCAATAACTTCTCCAGGAGTAGTTGTTATCCAACCTTCATCTACCCAAAGACTATAGTTTACTCTGTCAGTATTCATTCTTTGTTGTAGCATTTCCTCTGGCATGAATCCTTTACTTCTAACTGCATACTTACCTTCACCTAGTACAAATACTGAAGTTACTGCAGTTAAGTCTAATCTTTTTGATAAGTCGACACCAACAAAACAAGGTTTACCCTCTAATTCATCATCAGGCACTTCACAAAGCTTCCATTTCTCCATATCCATATATTTGTTTTCTGGAGCATTTACCCAAATATTCATATTCTTAGTAAGAAACTTAGTCATAGTATCAGGTTTATCAATTGCTTCTTTCAACCTATCTCTTAAGAATTTCATACCCTCATCATAGCTTGCAAGAATAGGATTAGCTTTAATCCAATTTCTTTCATCTTTGATATCATCACCTTTATCTAACTCACAAACCATAGCATAGTAAGTATCATTTTCTACAGGACTATTAGGATCTAATAATTTAGAAACATATTCATACTCTGTAGCGTAACATGGGCTGTTCAAATTGAATCCAGCAGTTGTAATAATAACGATTAATGGCTGACTTCTTGCACCTTGCCCAGATTGAATAACTTCTAAAATCTCATCTGTAGGATGTGCGTGATACTCATCCATTGCCCCTACTTGAGGGTTAAATCCATCTGCAGTCTTTCCAGAATCTCTTGATAAAGCCATAATATAGCTATTACTTCGTTCATGTTCTATCAAGCTTCTAGTAATCTTAAATTTATTTCTAACTTCACTACCTTGTAATTGTGCTTTTATTTCTTTAAATACAATATTTGCTTGATCTCTTTTAGTAGCTCCAATATATGCTTCACTTGAAGATTCACCAAAGGCAGATATCTCATAAGATAAACAACAAGAAACATCTTGAGACTTAGCGTTCTTCCTTGCTACCTGGTAATAAAATTTTCTGAATCTTCTTAAGCCAGTTTCTATATGAATCCATCCATAAATATTTGACCAGTTAAAAATTTGAATAGGTGCAGGATCTATATTCTTACCTGCCAATTTACCTTTAGTATGTTTGAATAATGACATCCACTCTAGAAATCTCATAGCTTTATCTTCATCAAAAATAAAAGGAAACTCTTTAGTTCCCTCCCTTTCTAAATTTCTAAGAAATCTCATACATGCCCATTTCTCTTTTTCACAAACTAAACGATCTCCATTAACAGCTTCTTCTGCCCATTGTTTCATTGCATTTTTCAACATTAGATATTACCAAACCTTTCATGAACAGAATCTTTTGGCAATTCTTCGTATGCTTTATCCATAGCGATTTTAGCACGAGCTACTGGAGTTAATCCAATTTCAGATTGAAGTGAACGTAAGATATTAAATAAATCTTTCTGTCTAATTAATAGAGGATGTTGGCCCATAGAATAATCTACTGTTCTTTCATTCTCAACTGTTTTAGTGCCACGTTTTAAAACTCTCTCTGTTTCTTTTGTGTAACCTTTGTCTGTGATTAGTCCATCTTCTTGAATAATTCTACTGCATTCCACATATTTCTCATAAGTATCACAGTAAACAGCCAGAACATGAACATCTAGATTATTTAAAAGATCTATAGAATCTGTCTGACTGACAATATATCTAAATTCTTTCTTCGCTAAATCTCCGAGCCACTTCGGAGGCTTCAATTTATCTTTTGATAATTTTAGCTTATTTTCTTCTATTTTTCGTGCCTCTATTTTTTCTTTTGATAACCTCTGTCTATTACCTCCTAAAAGCTTTAATGACATAGGTTCAGCCTTTCTTGCCAAAGTATCACCACCTTCCTAAAAAAATCTCATTTGGAAAAAATAATTAAACGCATTTTGCGTGCAAAAAAGGAACGCCCGCTCGTAAGCAAAAATTATTTTTCAAATTTTTTCAGGGGGGTATCCCTGGGAAATATTTCCCAAAAGGCTTGATAAAATCCTATTTGTAATGCTCTATCTTGTTATGGCAGTTGCGACACACCGACTCAAGGTTGCTCATCTCTAGCCTCTTACTCCAGTCCGTCCTTACTTCCACCTTGTGATGCACTAGGTTAGCAGTACCACCACACATTGCACAAGTAAAGCAATCTCTTTTAAGTACTTCTTGCCTTGTCTCCCTCCACTCCTTCGAGCGATAGAACTTCATTGCATCATCATTCTTTCTTTGTTCATTGTAATATTTACTTTGTGTTTGTTTATGTCTATCACAATATGCACCACGTTTAATAAGGGTTCTGCAATTGTGATGCTTACATTCTTTCATAACTATCTGTTCTTTCTTAAGTTATTTCCAAAATAAAAAGAGATAGCTATTAAACTATCTCTTAATATTCGTATACAATATACGCTTGTATTAAATAATTATGTAATATTGGATACTAATATTATAGCATGGACAAACCCGACATTTCCGACAACTTTTAATTCACTTTAGAATATCTTTATTTAAGATTAACGTTAGCTTCTTCTTATCTTCTATAGCTTGTTACACTACTGCCTTAACGTTCATTATACTGTACATTGATTGCTATACTTCATATCTATATCCCTCTTGTAAATCTATTTACTTACTCATCTAATTTAAATATTATTTTCTTTTTGGATTTTATTTTTTCTAAATTTTTCTCTAATTTATTTTTCCAGATTTTTTATATTTTATATTTTCAAATAAAAAAAAGATTTAAGCTCTTTCTCTTAAATCTTTATCGTTCATAATATTATATAATTTGTCTTTAAAGCTTTGTATTCTTCTTTCTACTGTTCTGGTATGATAACATACTTCTTCTGCTACTTCATCTATTGTTAGATTGTAAGTATACTTAAACTTAAGTATCTTTCTATCTCTAACATCTACTAATTGCTCTTCAAATTTCTCAATACATTTCAATGCATAACTATCTTTTTCGAAATCATAATCAGAAAGTTTATTAACTAAATTATTCTCATTAGCATTTGTAAAAGTATTGTTACTAGTTTTGTTGTCATCTATACTACTTAACTTATCTCTTAAATAAATATTCAACTGTCTTTTAATCTTATGTCTTGCTTCTAAATAATAATCTACATCGTTTCTTGTATAATTAAACTCTCTCATCTAATCTCCTTTGCTGTGTTGATAGAGCTGGATATCAACACTACTGCTTTTACTTTTGAAGGACACTTAATGTTATTTTTAAAGTTATCTCTCACCTAGATAACCACACCGCAAAAACATTTCCAGCTCAATGTTTATTATATCTTTTTTTGTTAATAGATTAAATAGTTCATTACACTAAATTTTCACCAAATAAACTTTTATAATGACTATCTAATAAGATTGCCATGGTTGACACATCCTCATTTAAATCAAATAAATATTTTCTACTCTCATACACTTTATCATCTATCCAGTATACTAATACTACATTATTTTTCTCTAGTAATAATGTTTTTTGATCATAATTAATCGAGTATCCATAATTGTAGTAGTTGCTTAATCTTCTAGCTAATGCATGAATAATGTTCCTGTATTTATCTTTTACTATCTTTTTATTTTGTTTAGTAGCTGTATCATATTTAGAAATAATACAATCTTCTAGTGATACTCCCAGAATCTTTTCTAGTCTTCTAAGATAAATAGTTTTTATATAATTCCCTCTGCTCTTATTCAGTATTCTTCTAGCTAATAAGGTATTAAACTTTGTTGCTCCTTTTGTTCTAGTTTCTTTTATTTTAAGCTCAATCGCATCTTCAAGTTTCTTATCAACTCTTAATAACTCATTAATTTCACATCTTTTTTTTAGATAACAAAAGATATGTTTTTCTAAATCAAAGCTAATCAAATCCTTAAGTTCTTCTGAATCTTCAATCGACATTACACAATCTTTTTTTTTCAATTGTTTATAGACATAACAAAATGTTCTATTCTCTTCTTCTGTGAATTTACTAGTGGATTCTAAATCTAATTCTTTTATTATTGATTCATAAAATCTTATATATCTATACACTTGCTTTTCTCCTGTCCTATTCCATTTTTCATTTTAAATAGATTTACTTCTTTTTCAATATTATTAAGTAATATTGATTCTTCTTCAATGTCTGTTTCATTTTTCACATCTGATCTCTTCACATATTCTTGTAATGCATGTTTTATAATTTGAGCGTCTTTATATTTTAAAGCTAAATATATTCTGTTAGTCATTTGCAAAGCACCTCTTTAATCTCTTCTCCGAATTCTTCGATGAATTTTCTTGCTAATCCCTCTGATTTAAAGTAAGGTAGTTTATAAAATATATTTTCACGCCATTCACACGTAGTTTGAAAACTTTCTAATCCGTAATGGTAAGTTACGTAATGCTTATCGTTATTCTCCTTCCAGTTAGGTGTCCATCCTCCATTATACTCCTCTGCCCATTTATGTAATTTAAACAGTAATATAAGTTCTTTGTCGTGTTGTTCAGCTTGTTCTCTAGTTTTGAAAATTAAACCACGTTTATAACAACCTTCCTTATAAGGTGTACTAAAATTTTCTAAACGGTCAACACTACCATATATACCAGTAGTATAACAATCGTCTACATCCTCTGGCACTTCCACTTCATAAGGCTTCTTCTCCACCTCTTTTTCCAGTTTTACTTTTAAATCTTTAATTTGTTGTTCTAATTGTTCAATCTGTTGTTTTAATTCTTCATTAATCATCCTCAACCACCCCTAACTCATTTAATTCTTTAACCATTTCATCTTTAATTTCTTTTAGAATATCCACAATTTTTTGTTTATACTTTTCATTAAAAGATATAAAATAATCGTCAATAGTTATTCTTGCACGATTAAAAGGATGTTCAAGTTGTTTTAATTTTAAATCAATTTCTCTAATTTCTTCTAATAACCCATTAGCTTTTTCTAATTCTTTATAGTTCATTAAATTATACCTCCAATAAATCTTTGTTTTCGTAAATGTTACCAACAACTAAATAATCATCCGTATCCATTAATCTCCTAACATAAATTCCATTAATTGTTAAGAAATAAGATTCTTCTTCTCCATCTTTTTCAACTAAAAGTTTTTTAATATAATATACATTTGCTTCTCCTTGATATTCCAATATATCTCCTGTATATATATAATTATCGTTCTTATCTCTATATCCGCTGTTGTAAATGAAAGTTACTTCATCAAACTTATAAGATACATTATCTGCATTATCATTAAAATACACTTCTACTATTTTTTCATGGTAATTAATCACTACTACAGGTAGCACCATATCTAAACTCTTAACATACACTTTTGGTTGTTTCATAACTTATTCCTCCCCAACATATATAAACGCTACTAATTCACAAACTGTATCTTTAATTTCTCCAATATCAGTCAGATAGTTCTTCTATGTCAAAATCTTCATATACTGGCACGTCAAACTTTACTTTCATTTCAACATTTAAATATTTTTGGTTATCCATTGTTTTTCTCCTTCTTTACTCTATCCCTATATATATTACCTATCACTACGAAATCTGATAAAAATTCAATATTAAAACCTACTGGTATATGATCAAATTCAAATGTTTCTATATTTTCTATGAAAAAACCTATATTAACTCCAAATTGTAATATATATTTATTTCCTTTATATGATAGAATATCTCCCACAACTATATATTTACCATACTTATCTTTTAAATGACTATTAAGTAAATATATTACTTCTCCTCTTCCATACTTACCATAAGATGTATTTACCTCATCAGTATGAATATTAAAATCAAGTACTTTTGTTATAACGTTTAATTCCTTGATAAATACTTCTAAATCTTTTAACAATTCAGCAGCTATAATATACTCATTTGATTGTATGTTCATCATTAATCCTCCTATGTCTACTATACTGATAATAAAATATAATCATCTAATTGTTTATCATCAATATTTTTTACATTTACTGATAATACTGAAAAATAATATCCAGCATTACCATTATCTGCATAACAATCTGCTTGTGCTATCTTATTTTGATTATGATAAATAGTCAGTTTTAATGTTACGCATCTTCCACCATAAAAATCTTCATCACTAAAGCTAAAATCTACATTTGTAATACATCCTTCAAATTCATCTGATAATATCCATTCTCCACTTGCTACTGCACAACAATCATTATCCGACATATAAAACTCTATTTTCGTTCCATCAGTTAATTCTAACGTGTTACCTTTAGCTTCTTTTATTTCTTTATAAAGCAACAATTTTTTCAATTTATAAATATTTTCTAACATAACACTTTTACTCCTCCAACAATTCCTTATTTTCGTAAATGTTACCTATGACTTCAAAATCTTCAAAATTTAGTTCACTAATTATTAAATCTCTCGTAAACAACATTTCTTCTAATCCTCCATCATCTGCTTGAAAATTTGTTAATGTTATAAAATTTTTTTCTTTTGTAACGATTGCAACATTAAATCCATCGCAAGCTGATAATTCCCCTTCGTAATCCCATGTTGGAAATTCGTCATCAAACTTTACTATATCCCCAACATAAATATACTTTCCGTTCTTATCCTTTATGCCTGTATTTTCTATTAATTCAACTTCATCAAAATCATAAGGTACATTATCTGCATTATCATTAAAATACACTTCTACTGTTTTTTCATGGTAATTAATAACTTCTACAGGTAGCACCATATCTAAACTCTTAATATATACTTTAGGTTGTTTCATCTTCTATCCTCCTAATCATTGTATAAAACAATATCACTTGAATGTCCTAAATATTGTTTCCCGTTTTTTAACTTAACCTTTACAGTATCTTTATTATCATATGTAGTCCATTCTTCTACTTCTCCATTAACTACTTCATCGTTAGGTAGTTTAATTACTACTTTTTTAAAATTATAGTCTGCTTGCCATAAGTCTTTATTACTATTCATGGCTTTATATCCTTTAAACAGTCCAAAACCTAAACCACCTACAAGCAACAATATACCTATAATAGCTAATATAGCCTCTACATCTATTCTAAATCTTCTCATTATCTAACCTCCAACAAGTCCTTGTTTTCATAAATATTTCCGATTACTTCCGTTTTTGATAATGTTTCATTAACTTCATCCTCTGTTTCTTCTGCAAACCAATATTTATCATCATCTTTAACTGCATAAAATCCATAAACATTATGAAATTTTATAGGGAGAATACCTGCAAACTCTGTTTTCAAAATATCTCCATGTTCTATTTCTTTCCCATTTTTATCTTTAATACCTGTGCTGTAAATAAATTCAACTTCATCAAAAGAATAAACATCAAAACCAGTTGATGGATCATCAAAAACTGCATTCTGTTTATTATATACTTCTACTTCTTTATCAAGGAAGTTTATTTCCGTTACTTCTGCTATCATACCTAAATGTTTAATATATACTTTCGGTTGTTTTATCATTTTCTATCCTCCTAAAATCTTGTACATAAAAAATATCCAAGCTAATAAACACACTATTATATATGCGATACACCAACTTATTAATAATTTTCTATGATACTTTGATAATCCTTTTTTTATCTTATTTTTTAAATTTTCTACTGCTTCTGAAATTGTTTGTGGTTCATTTTCCATTAATTGTTCTCCATAATCGCATGCCACATGAAATAATCTATATCATTAATAAATATTTCACGGCCATTAATTTCTGTCGCAAAAATCATTCCATCGAACTCTTCACTATTATTATGAGTCACCTGCAAATAATTAATTATACTTGCAGTGACTACTGTTTCAATTTTTTCACCATCATTCATAACAATGGTTAAGCTATACTCTGTAATATCCATACTCACCTCTAATAATCTCCAAAACTATTAACACCAAAATTATAAGCTAACCTATATTCCTGACATAGACTCTCAACTCTATCTATGAAAGCTAGATAATCAATATCAGCTTCAAATTCTCTAATCAGTCCTAATGTGATTTTCAAGTGATTTTCAAGATTTTTAATAATTGATTCATCTAAACTAGAATTTATGGTATCGATATCTATTATTTCTTTTTCTTGAGGTATAGTTGGTGTACTCCACTTATCTTCTTTGTTCGTGCAAACTTCAGCATAAATCACTTCTTGTTTGTTACAGTTATACACTTCTTTATGTACCTCTTTATATTCTCCACTCTTAGCAATCACTAGGAATAATACTGGAATAGGTGTGTCCTCAAATGCTCCTTCGATTAGATTCAATTCTACCAACCTGTCTCCTATTAAATCCCTCATTTTCTGTTCAGTCTTTCTATAAGCAACTCCAGGAAAACAAATATGAAAAGCGAACTTATCAGTATAATTTAAAGATTTTAAGATGAAAATATCATCTACTACACCACTTTTCTTCCAAGGGAATTCATTTTGAATATTTGTTTTTTCTTCTTCTGATAAGTCTTTAAATTTCATAGAAAACGGTGGATTCATAACGATACAATCAGCCGTTACATCTTCATCGAAGTTAAAAAAACTCATATTATAAATATTTCTATTCGGAAATAGATCACTGTTCTTTTCAAACGTATCACAGGACGCTTTTTGTATCTCTACACCTATTAAATGTTTTGGTTTGATATATTGTTCTAACTGTCCACTACCAATTGCACCATCAAAAACTGTAGGATTTTCACCAACATATTTTTTTACCTTTGCAGCCACATATTGCCTTAATTCTTTTCCTGTAATGTATTCAGCGTGTTTTTTAGCTATATCTCTATTATTATGTTCAATCAAACTATATCAACCCCTGTTCTTTTAAACTTGCATATTCTTCTAATATCTCTCTTAACTGTTCAGGTAATACTTGATAAGTTAGAAATATCTCATTATTTTCAAAGAAATGTAAAGTATTTTCAGCTAAAAAGCTTAACATCCCATAAGGTATGATTAATATAATAGGATCATCTAATTCAGAGTTTGGCTCTCTTTCTAAGAATGCGACAATAAAATCTCTATCACCTTTACATCTAATTCCCCATTGCCTATGAGGAGCTTTACTGTTATTTCTAAGGGATGAATATTTTACGTCTATAGTTAATCCTTTGTATTCAAAATCAAATCCTGGATTATTCCTTCTGTAAAGTGAATTAGCATCAATTGCTGTAGGAACATACTTTTGGAATAATTCTTCAGCTTTTGCACCCAACATACCTGCACGATTACCATATTCAATCCTATCTCTAATTTTTAACACTCCACTACCTAACAATTTAATATGTGCAACGTAAGCAGGTAGTCCACTTCTTCTCACTGCTTCCTTAAAGTCATTACACTCTAAGTAAATATCTACAATATCCATTATCCATAGATCTCCTTATACTGTTTTAGTAGTTGTAACTGTCGAATTTTTTCCTTTTGCTGTTGGATAGTTCGTTCCTTAACTATATTATCGTTAGAAAGCTCCTCTATAGTGTTGCTTGACACATACACACCTAATATTAATCCTGCTGTAAACATTGCTAATAACATTGATATCGTGATTAGTATAATCTCTATGTTATTCCATATTTTTTTCAACATCTTTTAACCTCCAATTCCGTTTAATTCAGCTTTTTTCTTAGTTAACTCCGCTTGTTCATCATAAAGTTTCAAAAGCTTTTGTTCTAATTTATATTTTTCTGTTTTTAATTCTTTGTTTTCTCTTTCAAGCTTAGGATAGCAAAGTTCAATTATTATCATACCTATTAATATTCCTATAAAAATCAATAATATATCTCTTGATTCGAAATCTTTTATCATTTTTTCATTCCTTTCACTCTTTCAAACACCACTATATTTCCTATATCAACCACTTAATCACCTCTAAAACAAATATTATTAGCATTAAAATTGCCATTCCAAATACGCTATATTCCAGCTTATGGATACGTTCTTTTTGATTTTCTATCATATCCTTCATTTCATCTGTTCTTTTACTATTCTCAAGTTCTAAATGTGTTTGAACTTGTAGAAGATTAGAAAAACTATCTTTAGTTGCTTCTAGAAGTTTTTCTTGCTTTTTGAATTGCTCCATTAATTTTTTAGTCTCTTCAAAAAAATTATCTCCTCTAATATTTAAGGCTTCTAATTTTTTATCTTGTAACTTATAATCTTTCTTAATATCGCTTATTTCATTCTTTAATTCTAATTTTTTAGCTTGTCTTTTATTCATTTTATGCACCTACCAATTCTTTTAATTGTTTTACTAATTTATGTCTCTCATGATTCCACGCTGTAATTTGAGCATTTACCATAGCTAATTTTTTATAGCAGAGTTCTTGATCACTCGCAAGTTTATTTAAGCGTTCATCAGCCTTAGCAAGTTTATTTAATAATTCTTGTCCTAATCGACTATCCTTATTTTCATCTGGTTTATTAATCTTCTCTTCTTTACTGATTAAACTCTCATATAGTTCTTTTAATCTCTTATAATTTTTACTTCTTGGAATTCTTCCTCTTTTCCACGATGTAATATTTTGTGAACCTACTCCAAGTTCTATTGCTAGAATAGCTTCACTCCAACCCGTTTTCTCTTTTACAACTTTTATCATTTCATTAATATTTACTACTTTTTTCATCTTCTATGCCTCCACTTTCTCCTTGAAAACTCCATTTTTTCTTGCAAACTCTTTTGCCCTCTCTAGATGTTTATTTACTTCATCTACTATAACTGGCTCAATATCTAATCCTGTTTCAACTAGTAATTGCTCTCTAGTCTCTCTTAGATCAAATAAAAAGAATCCAGCTTCTTTCATTTTTGCATCACTAACAACTTCAAACATCTCTCTAATAGTTCTTTCGATTCTTTTTGCACCATAATTATGATTTGCTCGTAAGCTCCACGCTAATGCTAAACAAAAATCACCTATGAAATCAGCTACCTTGTGATTAACTTCTCTTTGTAATCGTCTAGTGTAACTTTCTTCAATTTCACTTATAGCTAACTCTGTAGCTTGTCTGCAAGTTAATTTCTTTTGCCCAGGCTTACTATAACCAAAACTATTCCTAACTCTCTTCTTTCCCATCTTCTCCTAACCTTGATATCCTTTCTAAAATTTCGTCTAGTTCTTCATCTTCTATAAAACCTATTACATCATCTGTTATTTCTGTTAACATGGTTATACAGCCATATTCTGACTCAGAAAACTCTAATACTGCAAGTTCTACACCATAACTTCCTGCATTTTCTATAACTGAAGCTCCATAACCATTAGGAAATCTATATCTAACCATTCGCCCACCAAATATTACATGTTCATCATCTATAAAAATATATTCTTTAAACTTCTCACTAATCAAATTCGTATACCTCTTATTATTCTTCTCTGAATGGATTAAATCCCATATCAAAATCAAAGTTTTCTTCAAACTCTCCGAAACCATTATTAACTTGTTGGTTATAACCGCCATTTGGTACTTGTCCATATTGAGTAGTATTTCCTTGTTGTTTCTTACTCTCTAAGAAAGTTATGCCGCTTGCAACTACTTCTGTAACATAAACAGTCTTACCATCATTACCTTGGAAATTCCTTGTAGAGATTCTACCTTCTACAGCTATTAAACTACCTTTACTTAAAAATCGTGCCATATTCTCTGCAGTCTTCCCAAAAGCAACACAACTAATAAAATCAGCAGCTTGTACTCCTTGTTCGTTCTTGAAATTCCTATTTACCGCTAAAGTAAAATAAGTCATCTCCTTACCTGTAGATGTTTGTCTTAACTCAACATCTCTTACTAATCTTCCTGCTATGGTCCTTAGTTGCCTATCTGCCTTAAGAGCTTTCTTACGATTCTTGGGATGATTACGAAAACGTTGGGAACGGTAAATCCCTTTCAACGTACGCGTATAACTTTGTCGTAGAGGAAGACACTTGTCATGAA